GAAGCATTTAAGGCAGCTGTGCCAACGACTAGGGCAAGACCTAACAGTCAGACTATTTTGACTAGTAACGCAGGTGACGCATTTAGCACAGTCTTAAATGACATGAGAGAACGGGCAATGTCCTACCCAAGTAAAACATTTGGATTTTATGAGTATTCAGCACCTATGCAGGCAAGACAAGATATACACAATCAAAAGTATTGGGTTATGGCAAACCCAGCCGTTGGTCATACAGTTACATTAAGTGCTATTGAGGAATCAATCTCGACTAACAGCATTGAAGCAACGCTCACCGAAAGTTTTTGCATTTGGATTGACAGCCAAGTCAGCCCTTGGACATTTGGAAGCATTGAAGCTACAAGCAACAGCGATCTAATTCTGCCCGTAGGCACAATGACTGTATTGGCCTTTGATGTTAGCCCAAGTAAGCGATCAGGTGCATTAGTTGGCGCACAGATAACACCTGAGGGCAAAATAGGTGTTGGAGTAATTGAAACCTATACAAGCGAGGTTGCTATTGATGAGATTAAAATGGCTAGTCAGATAAACGAGTGGGCTATGAAATACCGCCCTGTCAATATCGCCTATGACAAGTACGCTACTGCTAGTATTGCGCAAAGACTTACTCAATCAGGGCATAAATTGGTAGATATCTCGGGACAATCCTTCTACCAAGCCTGTGGTGAACTATCCGACGCCCTGTCGAATCTCCGTCTAGTTCACCAAGGTCAACCTGAGTGGGTTAACTCAATGAATAACGCAGCAATGAAAACTAATGACGCAGGTTGGCGCATTGTCCGTAGAAAATCAGCTGGTGATGTTACAGCTGCCATTGCAACTGCAATGTGTGTTCACATGCTTTCAAAACCTATATCAGTTCCTCAGATTTATGTCTAGGTTATGTGATATACTTCACCTATGGGATTATGGGCAAATTTAACTGCCAAAAATAAAATTGAAGCGCAATATGCGCCAATGGTTGTACCTGATACACAAGGACTCTTGACTCTTACTTCACAAGTTGCAATATCTCGCAATGAGGCAATGTCTGTACCGGCGGTTGCTCGCTGTAGAAATCTTTTAACGGGTGTTATCAGCTCGATGAGTTTGGAAACAGAATTAAAAGCAACAGATGAAAAAATCCCAAATTTACCTTGGTTAAATCAAATATCAAAGAGCGCACCCAACACAGTTGTACTTTCTTGGATTGTTGACGCTTTGCTATTTTATGGTACTGCTTACCTAGAGGTAACTGAGGTCTATCAAGACGACAACAGACCAGCACGCTTTGAGTATGTATCTAACAACAGAGTTATTGCACAGTTAAATCACAATTCAACTTTTGTTGAGGAATACTGGGTTGATTCAAAGGCTAGACCAATGTCAGGCTTGGGCAGTTTAATCACAATACAATTAGGTGGAGAAGGAATCCTTGCGAACGGTGCGAGAGTATTAAGAGCAGCTGTTGATTTGGAAAAAGCTTCATCAGTAGCGGCAGCAACTCCAATCCCGTCAGGAATTATTAAAAATAACGGTGCAGACCTTCCACCAGCTGAAATTGCTGGTCTTATGGCTGCTTGGAAAAGATCAAGGGCTGAACGGTCAACTGCATATTTAACTTCAACTTTAGAATACCAGCCAACTTCGTTTTCACCGAAGGACATGATGATGGTGGAATCTCAACAGTACATGGCTACTCAAATTGCAAGACTTTGTAATGTTCCTGCTTATTATATTTCCGCAGACCAAAACAACAGTATGGTTTATGCAAATTTACAAGACGAGAGGCGTCAGTTTGTCTCACTATCTTTACAATCTTACATTTCTGCCATTGAACAGCGTTTTAGCATGGACGATCTGACACCAAATACCCAATATGTCTCATTTGACATGGACAGCGGATTTCTTCGTGCTAATCCTTTAGAAAGATTAAATGTAATTGAAAAAATGTTAAACCTTGGTCTCATTACAGTAGAACAAGCACAAGCTATGGAGGAACTAAGTCCTAATGGAAATAATTAACTTTTCAGCTGAATTATCAGCTGCTGATTCAGAGCGCCGTATTATTGGTGGTCAGATAGTACCCTTCGGACGAATTGGAAATACCAGCGCAGGTAAAGTTGTATTTGAACAAGGTTCAATATCAATAGACCCGACAAAGCGCCAAAAATTATTGTTAGAACATGACGCTAAGCAACCTTTGGGTTATCTAAAAAAAGATAGCATTGAAATATCTAACGAAGGTATTTACGCAGAGTTCAAATTAAGCAACACTAGTCGAGCCAATGACGCTTTGATTGAAGCCTCAGATGAGTGGCAATTACGCAACGGTTTATCCGTAGGTGTAGAGGTTGTTGCAGGAAAAAACAAGGGCGGCGTTTATTATGTATCAGCCGCTAATTTATACGAAGTTTCTTTAGTGCAAGCTGCCGCTTTCGGAAACGAAAACGCAGGAGTATCTAAAGTCGCTGCCTCTGGACAAGATGCAGAATCAACCGAAACCAAAACAGAAAATGAGGAACTTGTGGAAAACACAACACCTGAATCTGTTGCGACCGAGGTAGTAGAAACCCCAGCGGTTGAAGCTTCCGAAGCTCGTCCAACAGTAACAGCGGCGGTTTATACTAAGCCACGCATTGCACCAATGACTTCAGCGCAATATCTTTCAAACCAAATCAAAGCCGCTCGCGGTGATGATGAGGCTCGTCAGACAATTCTTGCAGCAGATGATTCAACATCAACAAACACAGGCTTAACTTTGCCTACACACCTAAACGAGTTTATTACAACTACATTTACTGGTCGTCCAGCATTTGAGGCAGTAACTCGTGCAGGTGCAGTACCTCAATTAAGTTTTACAATTCCAAAATTAGGCACAGCACCAACAACAGCTTCAACAGCTGAGGGTGCAGCACCGTCTGAGACAGGTATGACCTCAACATACGACACAATTACAGCGGCTAAGTATTCTTCAATTAACCGCGTAAGTTTCGAGCTTTTAGACTTTTCTAACCCAGCATTTGAAAACTTGTTAGTACAAGAAATGCGCAAGGGCTACGAGAAGGCAACAGACGCAGCTCTAATTGCGGCTTTTACATCATCAGGCGTACAAGCAACAGGTGTAGCAGCTACAGCAGCAGGACTGCAATCATTTATTGCAGTTGAGTCAGCAGCAGCTTACAAGGGAACTGGCGGCAACTTCGCTAACAAGCTTGTAGCTTCAACTGACCAATGGGCAGCAATCAACGGTTACGTTGACGGTTCATCTCGTCCTCTGTACTCAGCACAAGGACAAACTCAAAACGCTTCAGGCGCAACTGTTCCGACTTCAATCGTTGGTAACGTTCTAGGTACTTCACTAATCGTAGATCACAACATTACCACTTCAGGTATCATTGATGAATCTGCTTTCTTAGTAGCACCTGAGTCTGTATATGTTTGGGAGTCTCCAACAACTCAACTACGCGTTAACGTTCTTACAACTGGCGAAGTTGAAATCAACATGTACGGTTACATGGCAATTTATGTATCCAAAGCCGGCGCAGGCGTACGACGCTTTAACTTCACAGCTTAATCGAAGTTACTAAATGTGTGGGGGCTTTGGAAGCCTTAGCCCTCACACTCTAAGAAAGGAAAACTATGGCAGCAACTTTTGTAACAGTAGCCGAACTTCGTTCTGCGCTGGGCATTGGCTCACTTTATAGTGACTCAGTTGTTGAGGAAGTCTGTCAAAGTAGCGAGGATATTGTCAATTCATATCTTTGGAAAAACGAAAAATACAACTACGCTCACTCTAGCATTGTTGGTTCAGGCACACTTTATTTTAATGAAGCAGTAACGGACTCATATTACATTGGTCAATCTGTAACTATTTCCAATAATGGAAATCGTTTCAATGGCACAAAAACTATTACTAATGTTGGCACTAATTCAATTACAGTAACAACCAGCCATAACACAATTCAACCTATTCACCCGACCAATCCTTACGGAACAGTAGCAACTGAAACTTATGTTACATACGCAACTACACCAGCTGTTCGGGAAGCGTCTTTAATGGTAGCTGTAGACATTTGGCAATCACGACAAGCCAGCAACTCAACTTCAATTACAGCAGATTTTCAACCTAGCCCTTGGCGTATGTCAGCCAGCCTGATCGCAAAAGTAAGAGGTTTGTTAGCACCGTACTTAAGTCCTAACAGCTTGGTTGGCTGATGACTGTCGCCGTTACGACACTCAGGTCAACCCTTGCGACAGCGCTGGAAAACGCTGGGGTGTGGCAGGTTTTTTCCTTTCCACCTGCCTCACCCATTGCAAACTCAGTAATCATAAGCTGGGACTCGCCTATGTTAGAGCCAAGCAACAATCAATATAACATTGCACCTAAAGCCAATCTAACAATCACCTGCATTGTCCCTATGTTGGATAATCAGGGTGGGTTGATACAATTAGAGG